CGTTCGCCGCAGACTTGACCGAGTACCGGGTCGAGAGACCGATGAACTCTTCCGGGTTCGTGGACGCGCCGTAGAACGTGGTCTGAGCCATCTCCTGACCCATGGCTTCGATGAAGGCCGAAGCTTCCGAGATGCGGAAGGAGCCGGAATCGCCACCGAGGTTCGCGAGGGCGACGTCGACTTCGGACCAAGCTTCGAGCTTGCCGCAGCCTTCGTCAACCTGCGCGGTCCGGCTCTTCGAGGGCAGAACGCCCTGGTTGAGCAAGCGCCAGTAAACAGTCGGGAGACCCGTGCGAATCGAGGTACGATCGCCCGTGATCAGGTTCCCTTCCTTGAACTTCATGTCCTGCAGAATTTCGTTCGTCTGCGAGAGCATTTCGATGATCTTCGCGTACTTACCATCCGGGTCCAGGCGCTTGGCCCAGTCAGCCAGGGTCAGGGTCGTTGCTGCTAAAGTTGCCATGATTTCTCCTTAAATTTCTAAGGAGGCATTTGGTGAAGGAGGCCTAGGCGAGCTTCACCGCGAACTCAGAATCATGTTTGTTTTTTGGTCTTGAGCCACTTCTCCCAGGCCGAGATCATTCCCTTGAGGTGTCGAATCAACGACTCCTGGAGCTCGATCGTCGGGTCGGTGGAAGAGCTCACTTAGTTTCCTTTTTCGGATAGAAGAGTTCCGAGAGCGGCTTCTCGACCGATCCAGATCCCTGTTTTCCCGTGAGGGGCGTATCGTCGGCCATCTCCTTGCCGATCTTCACGAAGATGCGGACGAAGTCGGGGTAGTTTCCAATCCCGGTCTCGCTGAGCATCTTCTTGAAGCTATCGGTGGCGTATTTGTCGACAACACGTTTCGCCAGCTCAGCGTTCTCTTTGAACGCGGCGCCGCCGATCTCGGGGTCGAGGCTTGCTTCCTCCATCCACTTGTTCACTTTCAGATCCAAGTCAGCCTTCTGACTTGCGAGCACCTCGGCGCGCTCCTCACTCCGCTGATCCAGGACAGCCTGTGCAAGTTCGTTCGTGAGTCCCTTTTCCTTCGCAAAGGCAGAGACCTTCTCGACTGCTTTGGCATCCAAGAGGGAGCCCTCGGGCAGCTTCAGGTCGTACTTCTCTGGTACGACAGGCTTCTGCGCCGCGGGGTCGGCTTCGGGTTTCTTCTCCCCACCTTCAACGGGCTTTGCAGCTTCACCGGGTGCAGCGGCCTCGGCGGGTTTAGCCGCCTCAGTCGTCGCGGCCGGGTTGGCCTGGGTGGGTGGGGTCGTCGCTCCTGCGCTCGCCGCGGGTTTACCGTCGGCGGGGTTTGGAGCTGCTACTTCAGACATTTCGGTCTCCTTTCAATTCGTCCGCGTACGACTCTTCGAGGATCTGGGCGCACGCTTTGGGGTCAGCTTTGATGATTTGAGCAAGCAGGTAGTGGCCCGCCTCCTGATGTCCGGCGTACCGGTAGGTCTGGTAGGGGTCGACTGCAACGACTGAGTTTGAGACCCGGCACCAGGCGAGAAGGGAGCGCAAGACTCGGCGGCCCGAAGCCATTCCGAGGATCGAGCGCATGTCGAGAACGGCCTGGTCGACCTTGATCTTGGTCACCTTGCGGGCCTCCGCGACTTGCTCTTCGTCTCCTGTGTTTTTGCCGGGTTCACTCATTAGTTGATATCCGACCAGGTTCCTTGTTCCTTACCGACTGGCGCCCATGCCGAAGTAGAGGCCGCCTCGAGTACGACTGAGCTTCCGATGACCGCATTCCGGATCGAGTCGCCGGCAGCGTTGGTCAGAATCAGGATCTGGTCGTTGTCATCGGGGTTCACGTCGAAGTTCGCGGAGATGGCAGTGAGGAAGGTGAGGCGGCAGCCAATGACACCCGAGGCCTCTGGAAGGTTGATCGCGACTGCTCCAGAATTAACGAAGGTGCTCCCACACTGAGAGGCCGTGATCGTGGTGGCCGTGGCGGTGACGCGCGATTCGATTCCCGTGGCTACCCTGAGCTTGCCGGCGTCTACCGAGCAGGTAAGGCCGGTTGCGCACTTGGCGGCGCTCAGGTTTCCGAGTGCGACGCCGCTCTCGTTAAGCCATCGCATGGAAGCGAGAGCCTGCGGGAGGCCGATGAGGGTGGTTACGAGGAAGGCGATGGCGAAAAGCTTGGATCTCATTTTGTTTGTCTCCATTCGGTCGATTCGGGCCCGCATTATTGCTGAGCCCCCGCTTCGAGAACTGCGCTCAATGCGTTGTCGTCATCCAGCTTGGCCTGCGACAGGTTCTTGGCTGCTCCGGCACCGCGTTCGACAGCTTCGACAGTCGCGGCCGCGCGCTCTTGCTCTTGCTGCTGGGCCATGATCTTCTGGACGTCTTCGTCGGATCGTATGACCTTCGGCGATACGCCGAGCGCGTCCGCGTACTCGTCCACCCACTGGTTGGCGTCGAGCTTGACTGAGAAGATGCGGGCGTCGCCGGTGGCTTGGGCGACTTGGATGAGGCCTCCGACCAGCCGCTCGAGCCCAGAGACGCCGATCATCTTCTGGGCTGCGTGCATGATCGAGATGTATTCGACGCGAAGCTTCTGGCCCTGAAGCTCTTCTGGGGGCGGTGGCAGAAGGCCCTGGCGGTCCATGCGCGAGTAAGTGATGTCGACGGTTGGATCGAGCACGTCCTGGTTGAGCTGCTCGAGCACGGGACCGAGAGCGATCAGCCGCTCGGATCCGATCTCCTCGACTTCGCGCGCGGTCATTTGCCGGCGGTCGGAGTTCGAGATACGGAGGAACATGTCCTTGTAGTAGTTCCCGTCGATCCGCTTCTGGTGATCCTGGATGTAGAGCAGGAGCTCGTTGACGCGCGGGTCGATCTGGTAGGTTGGGCCGAAGCCCTTGCCGTCGCGCGTGCTGTCCCAGGTGATCTCGCCCGGGAGCGTGGTCGGAGACGAGTTCCGGAGTTCGACTGATCCGCGCATGGGGGGATTGACGAACTTCTCGACCGCCTGGCCCAAACGCTTCTGCATGAGCTGGAGGGCTTTCGAGTCGCCAAGCGACTTGAAACCTGGGGAATTCGTTCCGTAGACGTCCTCGCCAGTGACTTCCCATCGGGGGCAGAGGACCGGGAAGAAGTCGAAGCCCTTCTCAGAGAGGAGCTGTTCGCTGTCGCGCGACCTGTCGGATGATCCAGTCTCGAAGTAGCAGGAGGCGAACTGCTTATATTTCGAATTGAGCTTGCGCGGGCTGTAGAGCTCGTTTGGCTGGACGACCCAGGTGATGTCGATCCAGGAGTTGTAATTCCCGTTCTCCCAGAGCTGCCTGACCTTGGTGCTGAAGTTGGTCCAATCGGGACGGCCAGAGGCGTCGAGGTTCCCGAAGCGCTCGACCAGGTTCCTGACCGTCATGCGGTAGTCGCGCATGAAGGTGTTCACTTTGCCGCGGTGATCGGCCGCGATGTAGTAGGACCCGACCGGAAACGAGTGTCCGCGGATGACGTCGTCGAAGTCCTCAACGAGCGAGAAGGGTGCGGTCGCGAACGTGCCCAAGTCGCCGTAGACCAGGGGCAGGACATTGTAGATGTTCGAGCGCAGGAAGACTGAGCTCATGAGCTGGGTGACGGTGTGGAGGTACTCCTTCACCGGGCCAAAGTCGGCCATGCCTGGGTCCGGAGTCGTGAGCCTGAACCAGGGTCGCGCGGGAGAGGTAACCCCGCCCATCATGCCGGCTCGGAGGGCGTCGCTCGCAGAGGTCGCTGTCGAGTCGATGATCTTCGTATTCCGGCGCTCGCCCTTGTTGACGTCAGATGTGTAGAAGCGGGGGCGGGTGGGGAGGATGTGGTCGCCAAGCTCGCGCCAGATGGGAGTGAAGCTCGCTCGATCAATCGAGAGCTCCCCCCGAAGGATGTCGTAGCGCTGAACTCTGCTTAGGCTTTTTCCTTGGATCACTTAGCCACCGAGGAGAGTCTTCCCGCCGTAGGTAGGCGCCGCGGTCGTTGAGCCAGATCCAGGCAGACCCAAGGGTCCCGTGAGGATCGTAGAGCGCCGGCCGAGGGCCAACATGGCCTTTGACCGCTGGCGGCGGCGCGCCTCGGCCTGGGAGGCGGTGCTCACGCCGAGAGCTTCTTCGTTGGCCTGGCGGTTCTGCGCTTCCGAAAGGAGCGCGTTCTGGGCAGCGCCCTGCTTAGCGGCCTCGGCTTCTTGGCTGCGGCGCTCGTCGGCTTTGCCACTCACCTCGTCGTAGGTTTTGAACGGGTGCTGGAAGTCACCCTTCGCGGCGTCGGCCGGGTTACTCGTGTACCGCCTTGGCGCGCTCAGCGAGTGAGAGGCGATGTCTCCCAGCCAGTTTTTCTTGACGGATTCTGGAGCGGCAGCTTGCCACCCGGAATCGAGCGCCATCGTGGGCGCTGCCAGTGTCGTGAACGGCGATAGAATGAACGGCGCCACGTCTCCCATCAGACGACCTCCATCAGAAATTGCTCTTCCTGGAACTTGAAGCCGCGGCGCACGAGGCTGCGCTCGCTGATCGGGCTATGCGCTTCGCGAGAGAAGGTGATCCAGGTGGCGTTCGCGCGACCCCAGTCGAGATACTCGTCAAGCAGGAGCGTCGCCGCTTCACCGCCAGCGAAGGTGCCTCGGACTGTTTCAGCGACCCACCAGAAGACCTCGGCGAGGGATCGGATCGTGGGATTGAAGGGGTGCAGCGTGACGAGTCCACCGATTAAACCGACGAGACCCAGGTCCTCGCGCTCTGCTACGAGCAGCAGATGGTTATGGATCATGCCCGCGAGCGCTGCGCGCACGTATTCCGGGTCGCCGAACAATGACTGTTTCGTGCCGTAAAAACGCGAGAATGCCTGAAGCTGAACCATCAGCCAGTCGATGTCTTCAATCCGGGCCGGCCGGACGGTGATAGGCATTCCAATTAGTGTGGACTATTGGTCCACAGTCACATATTGGGATATTCCCAACACCTTTACGCCCGGTCCTCCGCGTACGGATCCCAGTCCGACTTGACCTTCTGCCGGTTTACTCCGCCCGGAAGATCGAGCGCAGCCGGCATGTCGTCGTGCGCGAAGGTCGTGCTGAGCGCGTCACCCAAGTCGGGGCTAAAGCCGAGCCGCTTCTTGATCTGGTCCTTCTCCTCAAGCCTGAGCTTCCCGTTCTGGAAGGTGTAGGTCGGCGCGGTCAGTTCGCGCTGGAGGTTCGGGATGTTTGGGAGCGCTGCCCCGCGCTTCACCCACTCGGCCATCCGGAACCACATCTCAGACCGCTTGTTGAAGTAGCGGTCGTCAGTCGCCTTGCCCGCGAACTGGACCTCGATCGGCTCACGGCCTACGAGCCGCATTGAGTCGATGACGCCTGCGCCGTAGCCGCCTGTGCCGTCCACGAACTCGAGGATGTCGGTCGTGCCCGTCTTGGCCCAGTTGTTCCGAGCGAGTACTGCGCGCGCGGCGATGTCGTTGGTGCGCGCGCCGCGCATCTCGACCGGCTTGAAGGAGGCCAGTCCCTGGCGGGGGAAGATGATCGTCCGGTCGTCGCCGAAGCGCGCCACGTCGATGCCGATCCGCTTCTGAACGAAGTTGTAGAGGTCCTCGCGCAGGTGGCGTCCGATGCAGGGGGCGACGTCGTCAGGTCCCAGGAGCGCGTTGATGGAGGAGGGGGGGAAGAGACCCAGGATCGAGTACATGACCCAGGGGTTGTCGCGCCCGTAGGTTCGGATCTGCTCGCGCGCCCAGTCGATGTCGATACGGGGGGAGCGGTTCGGGTCGTCTGGGTCGCCCGTGATCCGGACAATGTGCCAGAGGTGGGAGAGGTTCGTCGCCGCGGCGTAGAGGAGACCGTGGTGGGAAGACGGGTTCCCTGCTTGGAGGAGTCTGCCGAACTTGCAGTCCCGCTCGGCAAGCGACTGTTCGGCTGCCTTGGAGACCGCCACCGGCATGTCGCCCGTCTCGTCCATGAAGGCTGCGACGTAGGGAGAGTGGAGACCTGAGAGGGTTCGGCCCTGCTCTTCAGCGTTGGACGACTTCGAGAAGCCGCGAGCGGCGATGAACCAGGTGTTGGGATGGTCCTTGGCGTAGACCCGGGTCGCCGTCCACTGGAAGAGCTCTAGCAGCAGAGGAGACCTGCTCTGCCACTTGGATAGCTCAGCCCACAGGTTATCCTTCAGGTTGTCGCTCGTGATGGAGACGGCCGCGCCCTTGGGATGGAGCCCTCGCTCGCCAGCGGTGAGTAAAAAGTGCCAGGCGCACCAGGCCATAACCGCGCTCTTGCCTGGACCCACGCAGGCCTGCATGGAGATGCGCATCTTCGGCATGTCCTGCCGGCACCACGCAACGAGGACTTCCTTCTGCCAGAGGTCGGGCTCGACTTCGAAGACGTCGCGGACGAACTTGATGCCGTCGACCCGCCACTCCCGGATCCGGACTTGGGCGGGGGTCACTTGCCC